CCAAAGACCGTTTAACGCGACCTCGGGTCCCTCGGATATCGGGTCAAACCGCCCAGTTTTCGATGTAATGTTATAACATCCGCCGACCGCGGCCCCCGTGCCGACCTGCGGGGGCTTGGGCCATGTTTTTGACAAATAGTTGCCATAAAAATGATATGGGGTATAACTATGTAATAAGGCCATAACCTTTGTACAACTTTAAGGAGAAAGCTCGTGAGTATTATTAAAGAAATGCAACTAGAAGCTGCAGACATAGAGTCTATTAAACAAGACCGCGAAGAGGAAGCGCGGTTCGCGGCTATGGATCACCGGACCGCGGACGAAAAACGCTGGGACGAGGAGGGTCCTTCTGATTCAGAGATAGAGGATATGGAGGTTGAGCGTTTAATTAATCTACAGGAAGAAAGGTCATTAGGGGTCCCTGATCTGTGACTATTGCACTACAAGAAAAGGCTCTGAAACTTCAACTTAGACTTGCACAAATAGAGAAGCAGGAGTCTCAGCGTAACAATTTTTTACCGTTTGTGAGGGGTATGTGGCCTGACTTTATTGCTGGTAGGCACCATAGAATTATTGCTGAAAAGTTGGAGCGTGTTGCGAGTGGCGAGTTAAAGCGTTTGATTATCAACATGGCTCCGCGGCACACGAAGTCTGAGTTTGCATCCTTTTTGTTTCCTGCGTGGATGATGGGCAAGAATCCTAGTATGAAGATCATTCAGGCGACTCACACAACGGAGTTGGCTGTAAACTTTGGTCGTAAGACTAAGAATCTTTTGGATACGGATGAGTATAAGGGGGTATTTCCTCACGTTAAGTTAGCGGCGGATTCCAAGGCTTCTGGTCGGTGGGACACGAGTGCTGGTGGGATGTATTATGCTGTTGGAGTTGGTTCTAACTTAGCGGGACGTGGTGGTGATTTAATTATTATTGACGACCCTCATTCTGAGCAGACGGCAATGAGTACGAACGGTTTTACTGACGCTTGGGATTGGTACACTGGGGGCCCTCGGCAGCGGCTACAGCCCGGAGGTTCTATAGTTTTGGTACAGACTCGGTGGTCTGAGAAGGACATGACGGGTCAGTTGTTACGAGGCATGGCTAAGGACCCTTTGGCGGATCAGTGGGAGGTTGTTGAGTTACCGGCTATTTTTGATGATGGTACGCCTTGTTGGCCTGAGTATTGGAGTATTGAGGATTTAACTGCGGTAAAGGCGTCTATTCCTCCTATGAAGTGGAATGCTCAGTACCAGCAGAACCCTACTGGTGAGGAGAATGCGATTGTTCCTCGGGATTGGTGGCAGCGTTGGGAGAGTGAGCGGGTCCCTAATTTGCAGTATGTGATACAGAGTTATGACACGGCGTTTAGCAAGCGGGAGAGTGCTGATTACAGTGCTATTACGACGTGGGGTGTGTTTTATCCTGAAGAGGATGGTGGGTCCCCTGCGTTGATATTATTGGACAGTAAGAAGGGTCGTTGGGATTTTCCTGAATTAAAGCGGATTGCTTTTGACGAGTACAAGTTTTGGGAGCCGGACACTGTGATTGTGGAAGCGAAGGCGAGTGGGACTCCTTTGACGCAGGAGATGCGTCAGGTTGGGATACCTGTTGTAAATTTCACGCCGAGTAGGGGCAATGATAAGGTAACGCGATTGCATAGTGTTAGTCCTTTATTTGAGGCTGGTATGGTGTATGCTCCTGACAAGAGTTGGGCGGACGAGTTAATTGAGGAGATGGCGGCGTTTCCCAACGGTGAGTTTGATGATTTAGTTGACAGTGCTACACAGGCTTTGATGAGGTATCGTCAGGGCAATTTTGTGCAGTTGCCAACAGATGATTGGCAAGATGACGAAACATCTGCTAGGGTACACGCATATTATTGACGGAGACGGCTATGGCTATTGGCGGATTGATGGATACGAACGTACCGAGTCAGCTTGACGAGGACGATTTACGCGCTGAGTTGGAGATAGAGATACCTGATTCTGGTGCGGACCCTATGTTGTATGCGGTAGATTCTGATGTTGAGATAGAGATTTCTACGGAGGATGACGGCGGGGTTACGGTAGATTTTGATCCCGAGGACATGCGCGGCGAGGGCGGTGATTTTTACGCTAACTTGGCGGAGGAGATGCCGGACCGCGAACTTAGTCGCATTGGCAACGATTTATCTGGGGAGTTTGACGCTAATCGGTCTAGTCGTCAGGAGTGGGAGGATGCGTATACGAATGGTTTGGAGTTGTTGGGGTTTAATTACGAGGAGCGCACTCAGCCGTTTCGCGGTTCCAGTGGTGTAACGCATCCTTTGTTAGCGGAGGCTGCTACGCAGTTTCAGGCGCAGGCGTTTAATGAGCTATTGCCTGCGGGGGGCCCTGTTAGGACGCAAGTTATGGGCGAAGAGACTCACGCCAAGGTTGATCAAGCCAAGCGTGTCCGTCAGTTTATGAATTATTATATAACGAATGTTATGGAGGATTACACTCCTGACATGGATCAGATGTTGTTTTATTTACCTCTTGCGGGCAGTACGTTTAAGAAGACTTATTATGATGAGGTTATGGACCGCGCTGTAAGTAAGTTTGTTCCGGCGCAGAATTTGGTTGTTCCGTATGATACTTCTGATTTGGATACGTGTCCGAACATAAGTCAGCTTATACGGATGGATTTAAATGATTTGCGTAAGAAGCAGCTTGCTGGGGTTTATTTAGATATAGACGTGATACCTGCGCAGGGTGATATCACGGAGGTTGATTCTGAGATAAACCGGATTGACGGCATTGAGCCTTCGCAGATTGATTACGATTGCACTTTGTTGGAGTGTCACGTTGATTTGGATTTAGAGGGTTATGAGGATTTAGACGCGGACGGGGAGCCTACGGGCATTAAGGTTCCTTATCTTGTTACTATATCTCAGGACAACGGTCGGGTTTTGTCTATTCGGCGGAATTACCGTGAGGACGATCCGGCTAAAAAGAAGATTGCATATTTTACGCACTTTAAGTTCTTACCGGGATTTGGGTTCTACGGCTTGGGCTTGATCCATACTATTGGTGGATTATCGCGGACCGCGACCAGTGCTTTGCGGCAGTTGATTGATGCTGGTACTTTGTCGAATTTACCTGCGGGGTTCAAGGCCCGCGGACTTCGAATTAGGGACGACGACGATCCTTTACAACCGGGGGAGTTTAGGGACGTAGATGCTCCGGGTGGTGCGATACGTGACAGTTTGATGCCATTGCCGTTCAAGGGTCCTGACCGGACGTTGTTTGAGTTATTGGGTTTTGTTGTACAGGCTGGACAGCGGTTTGCGACTATTACTGATATGAAGGTTGGGGATGGTAATCAGGGTGCGGCGGTTGGCACGACGATAGCGATGTTGGAGCAGGGTTCGCGAGTAATGAGTGCTGTTCACAAGCGTTTACATTATGCGATGCGTCAGGAGTTTAAGATTTTGGCGCGGGTAATGTCGGAGAGTTTACCGCAGGAGTATCCGTATTCTGTTGCGGGTGACGAGTCTAGCATTATGGCGTCGGATTTTGATGATCGTATTGATGTAATTCCTGTTAGTAATCCGAATGTATTTAGTCAGGCGCAGCGGATTGCGTTATCTCAGACTAAGATGCAGTTAGCGGCGCAGGCTCCTGAGATGCATAACATGCACGAGGTTTATCGTGATATGTATGAATCGTTGGGTGTGACGGATGTTGATAGGATAATGAAGGCGGTTCCGGACGACGAGCCGCGGCCCTTGGACCCTGCGCAGGAGAACATCAACGCGTTGGATCAGATTGAGTTACGTGCGTTTGCGGGTCAGGATCATCAGGCTCATATAACGGCGCATTTAGTTTTTGGTTCTTCTCCGATGGTTGCTCAGATGCCGCAGGTTGCGGTTGCTTTACAAAAGCACATTTTGGAGCATGTTAAGATACAGGCTGAAGAGGCTGGTATGCAGCAGATGCAGCAGGCGCAGGGTGGTGACGAGGCTCAGATGGAGATGCAGTATCAGGCGGTTGTTGCTCAGTTGATTGCGCAGGGTATGCAGCAGGTTAAGCAGTTGTCTGGACAATTATCTGGTCAGGGCCCTGATCCTCTGATAAAGCTTAAAGAGAAAGAGTTGGAGATTAAGGCGCAGTCGGAACAGTCGGATGCTCAGATGGATCAGGCAAGACTTCAGCTTGATGCTCAGAACCAGCAGATGCGTGGTGAGCAGTTTCAGCAGCGTCTTGAGAGCCAAGAGCAACAGACCGCGGCACGTATAGACAGTGCGATGCAGCGTGAATTATTAAAGCAAAGGAGTCAATGATGGCTAAAGTACGAGTAAACGGGGCCCCTGCGGGTCCGGCACCGAAGGCAGTTCCTTACGCTGACATTAAAGATCAGGGCCGTATTCCGTATGGTAAGACAGCGGAGGTTCGTGTTCCCACCTCTATGTCGATTAAGACGGCTCGTGGTATGGGCGCTGCGAAGCGCGGCGGCAAATACATTGCGTGTGTCTGACGGATGCCGCCTGAGTTGCTTTGGAGCGGTGGGTTAACCGCGGTTCTGGGCGTTTTTGGCTGGTTATTGAGGACGTATGTAGGGGAGGTGCATCGTATTCAAATACTCTTGAACCG